CGTGCACACAAATACATTAATCCTGGGTATTCTACTATGTGGGTGAAGCGACTTGCCAGCATGGTAGAACGCAATTTAGATATACCCTATGAGTTTGTGTGTCTTTCTAATACAATGTTCGACCTGCCAGGAATAAGGGTAATACCGCTAGAATCAACTATGTTACATGGTTGGTGGGCAAAGATGGAATTATTTAAACCTAAGCTACCTGTGCGTGATGGACGTATATTGTACCTGGATTTAGATATGGTGCTGCTCAAGGATATGAAGCCTTTTGTGGAATTTGATGCCCCGTTTGCCATTTGTCCTGCATTTGGTAGGCCGGAAGACCGTGAGGAAGGTGAACTACATGGGTACAACTCGTCTGTAATGGCGTGGAACAAACCGCTTGACGTGCCTATTTGGGATGTGTTTGCTGTGAAAAAACGATATTGGATGAAGCACTATCGCAGTGACCAGGATTTTTTAAAAGAGGTATTCCCAAACTTTGCAACATTCCCTGAGGGGTGGATACGTAAATTACGCAGTTGTGTGAATAACCGTAAGGAGGTTATACCAGATAAGAAGACTAAAATAATATTATCCATGCCGACCAAGAACGTCGACGCTGCGCGTGAATATAAGTTAATACGCAAATTATGGAAATAATACATCAAACACCGATATTTATAGCAGGCCCACCGCGAAGCGGAACGACAATGCTGGCCGGTTTATTTGCAAAACATAATGTTTGGGTAGGAAGGGCTAAGACGACAGATTATCCGGGAACGAATAGTGATTTTGGAAGTGAGAATATCGATATAAAAAATATAATGAAGCGGGAGGCCATGCGGCAGCATTACCACAATTGGAGGGTACCGTTACCTGAGGGGAAGTTGGATGCAAGTATTAAGGACGAAATCGAAGCATTTGTTCCTGAAAGCACACGCTGGTTGGTAAAGACATCTTGGACGTTGACTTTTCATGAGTTTTGGAACACGGCTTACCCCGAGGCTTACTGGGTATTACCGTGTAGAGGGGAGGAGGTGGTTGTTAATAGCATGAACCGCCACCCGAGCATGCGGAAAAGGCCGGATAATATGAAGCGCAAATTTGTACATGCTTTGCAGACAAGGCAGAAATATGTGAACAGTAATTTCAATCGTACTCTTATGGTTAATATGTATAAGGTATCAAGGCGGGATAAGGAGACGATAGAGAATTTGTTTGAGTTCGTAGAAGAGTTGTTGGATTGGGACGTGGTAAATCAATGGATTGAACCTAAAATGTTTTCACGCAAATGAAGGACAAGGTTAATATAATATGTTTGTATTGGGTTGGGGATTTCCGTGGGAGAGATTTCACCACTAAGGATGTTGTGCGATTACGCACCACCGTCGAAAAACACATTGACCGCCCATATGAGTTCTTTTGCCTAACAAATGATACGCAGGCAGATGTCCCAGCTACGAAGATACTTTTAAAGCACCCATGGGCAGGTTGGTGGGCAAAGATGGAGTTACACAGACCTGATTTACCCACAGGACGAACGTTATATATGGATTTAGATAACCATGTGGTGAGTAGTTTGGCGCCAATATTGGATTATCCAGGCAATCTTGTCATGTTTAATACACGGGTAAATAAATGGCGCAGGAGAGCTCCAGGGAAGCACGATATTTTTCGCTATCAGGCGGCTACGATGTTATTCACACCTGGCGAGATGGTGGAAGTATATAAGAGATTTTGTGAAAACCCACATAAATGGATGAATCGCTTTCGCAGTGACCAGGACTTGATGGGAGCGTGGATACCCAACCAACCGACGTTCCCTGATAACTGGTTGTTAAAATTAGGTTCATTGCATGGTATGGGAAAATTACCAAAGAATGTGATTATTGTCACAGGGCAGCCTAAAAATGAGTCATTTCGTTTTCCGCGATTCGCTTCGTGGCTTGAGCAAGTAGCGCGAGGAAAGGAGGAGGTATGTACGTAGTATGTTTTTATTGGCAGGGTGATCGTTGGCAGGAGGTAGATTATGTCGAAAAGGACGATAATTACATCAACCGTCAGCAACATTTTGTACACAAGGCCGGCAAGGTCGATAAAGCATTGCCGGCGCAATATGTGAATAATCTCTTTAAGGGGGTTAGGAAATTTGCCACAAAGCCATTTAAGTTTATTTGTTTTACCAATGAACCTTTGCAAAAATTACATAAAGAAATTGAAATTCGGCCGTTTCGTAAAGTGAGCCGAATGGGCGTGCTGCCGCGTCTGTATGTTTTCAGCCAGGAGGCTGGGTTGTTTGGCAGCCAGGTATTATGCCTGGATTTAGATGTTGTGATTGTTGGCTCTTTGGAAAACATAATGGGGTATGATGGATTGTTTTGTGCCCGTAGTAAATTTAGACGGGGTGAGGAGTACAAACTAGATGGAGATATATTCTCTTTCCGTGCAGGCAAGGAAACTGAGGATATATTTTGGACGCCTTTTATAAATGACGTGCAGGGAGCAGAGCGTGCGACTGAAGGACGTGAGCGGTATTGGTTCCGTAAAGTGGCGGGTAATATTGCTGAACGTTGGGATGTTTATGCACCAGGGCAGGTTGTAAGTTATAAACGCCATGTAAGCGGACATTATCCTTATTTTCCTGTTAGTGCTTCGATAGTAAGTTGTCATGGTACGCCAAGACCGCATCAAGTAAATAAATCATGGTTTAAACAATATTGGAAATGAAAGAACCTATATTTTTAACCGGATGCGCGCGAAGTGGAACCAGCATGGTTGCTGGGATAATAAACGTATGTGGAGCATTTGGAGGTAAGATGAGCGGAGCTACGCGTAACAATGAAAAAGGGATGTTTGAAAATGCCCGCATTCGCAACGAGATAGTCAAATCTTATTTAAAGGATTCTGGAGTGGACAGGTTAGGACAATACCCATTACCTGATGTTGACAATATCACAATACCTGTGGATTGGCGCAAACGCGTAGAACAGGTTATATTGGACGAAGGGTATAATGAGGGGGTTTGGATGTATAAAGGGGCTAAGATGTGTTTATTCTGGCCTGTATGGCATTATGCTTTTCCTAATGCAAAGTGGATTATTGTAAGGCGTCGTACCGGGGATATTGTTCAATCGTGCTTGAAGACTGGTTTTATGCGGGCGTTCGCAGTTGAAAGAAATCGTAAAGCGGTGAGTGTTAAGGATGAGAAAGACGGATGGTTATGGTGGGCACGGCAGCACGAGCAACGTTTTATCGAGATGATTAGTGCCGGTTTGAATTGTAAACAAGTGTGGCCGGAGCGTATGGTAAATGGAGATTATAGTCAGATGTATGAGATGTTGGAATGGGTTGGTTTAGGTTGGAAGAGCAAAACGGTGGAGATAGCAAACTTCATTGAGCCTAAACTTTGGCATGCGCGTCACGTGAAAAGTAAATTGGAGGTATAAAGATATGGTAATACTTATAACAGGTAAAGCCGGAGCAGGCAAAACACATTACGCTTCTAAATTAGTGGAAGAGTATCAAGAAAAGCATATGCCTGCAATGATGGTGGATGGAGACAGCTTTAGAAAGGAAAAGAACAATCAAGAATTCACCGATGCGGGAAGAATAAAGAACCTGATGGACGCTGCGAAATCCGCAGCAGAGTATGAAAAAAAGCATATTGTGATGGCTCTCTCTTTCATCGCACCTAAGAAGAAGTGGAGGGATATGATGCGTGATAAATGGAAAGAGAGCCGAGTGGTTTACATACCAGGTGGGACGCTTTGGGAAGGCACCACGTATGAAGTACCTACAGAGGAAGAATATAATATAAGGAGGAATAAGTAATGGAACGAACAACAGCAGCGGAAGTAAAGGCGATTATGGATAATTGCACGGTTGCAGATGTAACTATTGAGGATGCGTTTATTGTGGCAGCGAATAAGGTCGTTACCAAAGTATTTGAAGATGATTCTGATATGGATAGCACGACAAAGGAAGAAATTGAGCGTTGGTTGACAGCCCACATGCTAGCGTGTTCATTACATCGCAGTACCAAGAAAGAGAAGTTAGGAGATGCCAACGCAGAATACACGGGACAGTATGGTAAATTTTTAGAGAGTACTCCTTATGGTCAAATGGTGTTGACGTTGGATTACACAGGTAAGATGGCAGCATTAGGACAGAGGGGAGTGGATTTGTACGCTGTGCCACAATTTGAGGATGATTAAATGAGTGTGAGTAATGTCATAGATAGGATGTGTAAACAGACCGCTGTTTATTGGGGAGCGCCGGTGAATGATGGCTATGGAGGAAAGACATTTGGCAGCATGTACCCAATAGAGATTGATTGCAGGTGGGAGGATAAAGTGCAGTTGGTCAGTATGATTGGTGATGACCGTAAAACAGTCGAAGTGGTTAGCAACGCACAGGTATTTGTAACGCAGGATTTAGATGAAGGAGGGTGGTTGTTTTTAGGCACGTTGGATGATTTAGATAGTGATGAGGAGGAAGACCCGATGAAGGCGGACGGCGCTTATGAAATAAAGCGGTTTGATAAATCACCACAATTACATTCCACCAGTGATTTCATACGTAAAGCGTATTTATAAATGGGTAAAGAATATACATACGAACTGAAAGGAATGAGGAAGGTTGAAGCAAACCTAAATGTAGAGATTAATGCTATACGTGGAAGAAGCATGAAAGGGTTAATTGAGGCTGCCGCTTATATACGCAGGAGTATGGATAAAACTCCGCCTTTAATACCAATAGACGTTGGTAATTTGCGAGGGAGTTGGTTTACGTCACCGCTTCGTAAGACCTTGCATAAATTTGGTTTGTTAATAGGATTTAGTGCAGGTTATGCCACACACGTACACGAAATGGTGGATAAAGGTGGGAAAAAGATAAATTGGAGTCGCCCAGGTTCAGGGCCTAAGTTCTTTGAAACGGCATTAAACCGTGGACGAGCTGCAATATTAGCTCTTATACAACAACATGCGAGGATAAAAAGATGAACGCACCAAGTGAAGATATAAAAGATATGTTAGAGGCAGAAAGCTCATTGGAGTTAACATTTGCCGATAACTTGTTTATTGGGAAGGAACCAGAAACTCCTGATAATTGTGTGACGATATTTGATACGGCCGTCGGACTTGCTCCACAACTGACCTTATCGGGAGAGCAGGATTATTATTACCAATCAATACAAGTGAGGGTACGTAATAATGATTATATGACGGCGTGGGATTTAATACAAGACATAACGACTGCGTTACATGGTCGGGCGCAGGAAGTTTGGAACGGTACATTATATACCGTAATATTTTGTAGCAGTGGCCCTGCCCAATTGGATTGGGACGAGAATAACAGGGCACGCTTTATTGTAAATTTTAATATACAAAGGAGGTAGAATTATGAGTAGTGCAGTAGCAGGTGTAGGGACGTTATTCCGTCGCTGGAACACAGGTACCGGCGCATGGGATAATATAGCGGAAATAAATTCTATCACCGGACCGGGAATGACTAGAGATACAATTGATGTGACTTCGTTGGATTCTACTGATGGTTACCGTGAATTCATCACTGGGTTTCGTGATGCGGGAACGGTTGCACTAAGTATGAATTTTACACGTAGTACCTACGATACGATGAAAGCTGATTTTGAGAGTGACACTCTTCAGAATTATGAAATCGTATTGCCGGACGTAGAGAATACAACTCTGGAATTCGAAGGATTGGTGACAGAATGTCCGTTGAGTATTCCACCCGATGACAAAGTTACGGCTGATATTGTTATAAAGATCAGCGGTACTGTGGAAGTTGAAAGTGGTTCCGGCCCAAGTCCGGGATAGTAGTGTAATAATATCTTAATCATAGATATATTTATTAATCAAAAAAGTTAATCAAAAAATGGGACTTTTAAAACGTGAAAAATTATTAAAGAAGGGGCAATTTAAGATTGCCAAAGTGGAATTAGGTGATGGGGATTATGTATTCGTGCGCGAGATGTCAGGAAGGGAACGTGATGCGTGGGAAGCAAAAATGCTTGAAGGAATTCCGGCTGAGAAATTAGATGCAATCACTACGGGCAACATGGGAGACGGCTTGAAGGATTTTCGTGCAAGTTTAGCCGTCAGAACCGTATGTGATGAGCAAGGGGTGTTGATATTTAAGCCTGAGGACGTCGCGGAGTTAAGTATGAATATGGGAGCAGGCAAGTTGCAGAAGATTGCTATGGAGGCAACCCGATTAAATGGAATTTCTAAAAAAGCGCAGGATGATCTGGTAAAAAACTAAAAAGGCGACCTAGTCGCCTATTCCAGTTCCGGTTGTGTTTAGAGCTTGGTTTTGCACATCCGGATGATTTATTGAAGAACTTAACCTCATCTCAGATAAGCGAATGGGAGGCTTACAATAAGATAGAACCATTCGGTGAGTGGCGGGATGATGGGAGAGTGGCAATGTTGTGTTCAGTAATATCAAACCTTGCCATTCGGGTACATGCTAAGAAAGGAACCAAGATGACCAGTGCTGCCGATTTCATGCCGCAGTGGTATGAGGAAAAAGGAGTTAAAAAACAGAGTGTGGAGGAGATGAAAGAAGTATTACTGGCGATAGCCAAGAAGCAAAACAGACTGGTGAAGAAGTTGAAAAATACTCCACCAAGGAAATTACGTAAATAGTGAAATATGCATTTAGGCCAATTAGTAGCGACATTAGGAGTTGATAGTTCAGGATTGAGTAAGGCTTCAAAGGATATGAAGAAATTTGGTCGTGAAGCTACGAAATACCTAACTATTCCACTGACCATCGCTGGAGGAGCATCGTTTAAGATGGCGAAGGATTTTGAATCCTCAATGTCCAAAGTTGAGGGATTGGTAGGGATTGCACGTAAGCAAGTTCAGGCATGGGGGGATGATGTGTTGACGATGGCAAAGGATGTGGGCAGAAGCCCCTTGGAGTTAGCAGATGCTTTATATTTTGTCACCTCAGCTGGTATTCGTGGAGCTGAAGCTATGGATGTATTGAGAGCTTCTGCCAAGGCATCCGCCGCTGGTTTGGGTGAGACTAAGGTGGTGGCAGATTTAGTAACGTCGGCAGTGAATGCGTACGGAGCGGCAAATCTCAACGCTACACAAGCTACAGATATATTAGTAGGGGCAGTACGGGAAGGTAAGGCTCAGGCTGACGCATTGGCAGGTTCTATGGGTATGGTACTGCCTATTGCAAGTGCCATGGGGGTTAGTTTTGATCAGGTAGGAGCTGCAATAGCAGCGATGACACGTACTGGGACCAATGCACAGACGGCAAGTATGCAGATGCGTCAAATACTTAATTCTTTATTAAAACCCACGCAGCAGGCCGCTGATGCATTAATGGATATGGGAACTTCTGCGGCTGGCCTTAGAAAAACTATTCGTGAAGATGGTGTATTGGCTGCTTTAATGGAGATTAAGGAACTGACTAATAAATTCGGGGAAGACACCATGGCAAAAGTATTTCCAAATATACGCGCGTTGTCTGGTGTGCTGGATATTATGGGTAAGAATTTAGGAGATAATAAAAAGATATTCGATTCAATAGCTGATTCTGCTGGTGATTTGAATAAAGCATTTAACGTAGCTTCCAAAACCGCTGAATTTAAGTGGAATGCTGCAATGGCTTCCGGAAAGACGGCGATGATTGAATTAGGTGAGGCTGTTAAGAATTCACTGCTTCCTTTATTAGAATCATTGACTGAGAAGTTATCAAATTTGGCAGCGTGGTTTAAATCGCTGGATGACCAGCAGAAAAGAACATTAGTGACAGTAGGGGCATTGTTAGCCGTGGTTGGTCCACTTTCTATTGTTTTGGGCGTTTTAGCGGGTTCGATTTTGCCGGGATTGGTCAAAGTAGGCAGGAGCGTTATTAAAATGTTTAACCTGATGAAGGTTGCTATGTTGAGTAATCCAGTGTTGGCTATAACCGCGGCGGTCGCTGCTTTGGCAGTTGGATTAATGATGTTGGTTAAACGTAGTAGGGAGGCAAAAGATGCGCAGGAGGATTTATTTGGTGCAACTGAAACAGCCATGCGCAATACATCTCGGCAACGAGTAGCCATTGAACAATTATTTCGCATAGGACAGGATGAAAACAAGTCATTAAAGGAACGTAAAGCGGCTATTTCGAAGTTGAACGCATTGAGTCCACGCTATTTGGGGGATCTTAACACGGCAAACATTCTCACCAGTAAAGGAACAGAGGCTAAGAAGAAATACATTGCTGAATTGATACGTGAGGCAAAGGTAAAGGCTTTGTCTGAGGAGTTAGTTGAGTTGGATAAACAATGGTTTAAGCAGATTCAACAAATGGGTGGAGCACAGTTGAATTTTTGGCAGAAGGTTAAACTCGCCGTAACCAGTTCCGTATTAGGAATAGGAGGTACTCTGACGGAAATGACTGAGATGGGCGTTAAAAATTTGAAAGAGGTAGAGGAGGAGATCATTGCAAACCGTAAAGCAGTGGAAGCGTTATTGGATACACTAATGAAGGAAGAGGATTTTAAGAATGTATTTGGTGGTGGAGTAGATATTGCAGGGGATGTGACTGGAGGAGAGAGCATTGCCAAAGACATTGCTGCCATAGTGCGACAAGTCGAGGAGGAAACTATGGCATTGGAAACAATGAGTCATGTTATGGGTGAGACGTTTGATGCTAATGCGCAAAAGGCAGGTTTATATACGCAAGCATTAATGGACTTGGCAAGATTAGGGATTGAGCCTGGCAATGAGCATTTTGACGAGTATTTGGGACTTTTGAAACAGGTAGAGGCTGTTCAAGAAGAAGCAGCCGGCCGAAAAGATTATTTAGATAAGCAGAAACGCATGCAGGAAGAAACCGCTGCCTTGGCTGACGAACAGAATAGGTTGGTAGCTATGAGTGATATGTTGGGAAGTAGTTTTGACCTATTAGGAGGGGAATTGGATTTGGCTATTCAGAAGTTCAATCTACTTTGGGAGCAAGGGCTGAGGCCAGGAGAAGAGGTGATGGATACGGCAATTGCAAAAGTTAGGGAATTACAAGCCGAATTACAGAAACATGAGATATTTGAGCAGGTAGCGGGGGCAGTTAGTGATATGGCAAATCAAATAGGCAGGGCTTTGGCAGGAGCGGAAGGAGCTTTTTTTAGCTTGGGTAGTGTTGTACTTAGCACCTCACGTCAAATCATTGGAGAGTTGCTTAAACAGGCTTTTTTGAATTTAATAGTTAAAGGCAGCACCAAGGGGTTGCCTGGGTTAATAGCAGCAGCAGTCGGTGTGGGGGTGTTGGAAGGGATGTGGAATAAATTTAAATCCAAAGCCGCTCGGATGCAACATGGAGGGGAAGTACCTTCAGGCTTTCCGAATGATACCTACCCAGCGATGCTTACAAGTGGTGAGAAAGTTATACCTCCGGGAGGGTTGAAGGAGAATAATAAATTCGAGTTTGTAAACCCGCCAATGCTGGATGGTGAATCTGCGTATTGGTTAATAAAGAGAACGGAGAAACGAATAAGTAATTCATAATGGCATACGGCACTAAATATAAAATAACATTTGATAATTACTTTGGTAAAGCGGTTGAGTTACGCATTCAGGAGAGGGATTATGGTGGTTCCGAGTCTTATTTCACTGGTAGTGATAATTCTATTGTAATTGAATGGACAAAGAAAAGTGAGGAGAAATATGAACAGGTGGTTTTCAGTAGTTTCTGCAAAGTCACGATTTTGGTAACGACCAAAACTACCGTGTTCAGTGAATTGTTTACGACGGATAGGAAGAAGTATCGAGCACAGGTATATTTAGATAGTGTATTATATTGGACTGGCTTTGGAGCAAACACTAATTATAAAAGAAAATTTACGAAACCCTCCTCTATTGAGATTATGTTTACGGATGGTTTAGGACAGTTACAAAAAGAGCAATTCTCGGAACTCATTACAGGCAAACATAGGTTGAGTGAGTTTGTAGGAGGAGCGATGTGGGCACTGAATGGAATGGACTTAAATTTGCCTTTATATGAAGCGATAAATGTGTATGAGGAAAATCAAGATAGTGGTGAGGGTGATTCAATGTTATACCAAACGTGGAAGGAGTCCGCTGATTTTTACGGTTTAAGCTATTATGAAGTGCTAGAGCGTATATTGAAAGGATGTCGTATATGTCAACGTTGGGGAGCATGGTGGGTTATTCGTGTGAGTGAGATGAGAGATGAGGAGATTGTGTATCGCAAATGGGATAGTGAATATAATATGGCTTTAGCACAAGCACCAGATTCTAATTCTGTCGAGGATTTAAGGCTTGATATAACTGAAGGCGTGACCGCGCAGAATGTGATGAACGTTTTTATAAATCAAAGCAATGTGGAAATGACCCAACCTGGTTGGAA